TTCATTGATAATTTTATCTACATAATTTTTATCATTATAACAACTAGAATAATCTATCATTACTGGTACATTTGGTGAAATTTTTTTATACCATAATTCATTTATATAGGCTAATATAATCGTTTCAATAGTTAAATTGTTATAACTATAAATATATAATTTTTTTTTAATTAATTCAATTATAATATCATCTGATGTTTTTGCTTTTTTTACAGCAATTGGTAAAAATATACTTTTATTTTTTATAGAAATTTTTTCAAATTTACTAATTTGAGGTGTATAAACTATACCTACTACACCTTCTCCTAATATTTCTTCACAACGTCTTTGATTATAAATAAGATTTAATAAATTATATTTAATAGTTTGAAAATTAGATTGATTAATAAAATTAACAATATTTGTATCTTTTTTCTGATTAGGCATTAAAGTAGCACTTTTGTCATCAAGCATATTCTGAGATTTTGAATTTTCGGACTTTTTAATCATATTATAAATATGATTATATTTTATATATTTTATGTAATTTTAATAGACTTAGGTATTTTTGTTATACATCGAAATAATTTTTTATTAAATCTATTTATTAATTGATAACATATAGTATATTCAAAATAATCTTTATTCGTTTTCGTTACACAAGAAAATTCTAAGGTAGCTTTACTATTATGCCTAAAATTAATAGTTTGATTATCCTTATTAATCAAATTATATAAATGAGATTTACCTAAAACATATAATATATTATTTTCTAGTTTTTCATATGGTTCTATATTAATCAAATTATATTTTTTATTAATATAAGTATATTTTTTTTTGGAAATTTTCTTAGCATAATATTTAAATAATTTTATATTATTTTGAATTTTATTAAACATTTCTGTCTTTAAGAATTTCATTTTACCATTTTTATATAATTCTAAATAAATATTTAATAAAGTTAAATGATCTGAATTAGGATAAGAATATGGAAACAAATAGTTTTGTAATTCTTTAATATCATCATAGACGAATAATGAATCTAGTTTTCCTTCAGCTATTTCTACAATAGCCATAATTATAATCATTTCATTTTGACATTTTAAATAATAACTCATTATTATAGCTAAACTTGAAACTAAATTAATAGATTTAAAATTTAATATATACATACCTAATTTAGTTAAAGCTCCATTAGTTTTATCTGAATTCATTTTAATTACTTTATTAAATAATAATTTATGCAATGAATTGTCTATTTGGTCTTTTGTAGGTGGTGTTATTAAATCATTACTTAATTTTATAAAATTTTTAATTGTTTTTGTATAATGAATTAAAGATAAGATGTATTCTGTCAGGTCAATTTTTAAAATATTTGGTTTTGGATAAGGTAGTAAACTATCAAATTTATTTTTTGTATATAAATGATATGCTATACCAGGATTCGTTCTCCCAGTTCTACCTATTCTTTGAATAATTTGAGCTTGTGTTGTATAATCTTTTTTTATATATGTTATATTATAATAAGAATCAAATTCATTTATTAATTCTAAACCAGTATCAATAACATAATCAATTTCATCAAATGTTATTGATGATTCAGCAACATTTGTAGCAAATATAATTTTCATATCATACCCTTCTTTTTTATATAAATCTTTACTAACAGCGAGCTCTTTTTTTTCTAGAGATATATTTGAATATATCTCAACACATACTAAATTTATATTAATTTGACTAATTAGTTCACAACCTTTAATTGTATCTTTTTGTGTAGGTACAAAAATAATTATATTTTTATTTGAAGATAGGGCATCTTTTAAAATATCATTACAAATACTAATAGCAGTTTTTAAATAATTTTGTTTATTAACATTAGCATTTGCCCAAACTTGTTTAATTGGATAATTACTTTCACCATAAATTTCTAATTCTCCATATTTAATACCTTTAATATTAAAATAACTTTTAAATATTTGTGCATTAATTGTAGCACTCATTATAATCAGTTTAAACTCTTTTCTTTTAAGAACAATTTCTTTTAATAATTTTAACAATAGATCGATTTGGATATTTCTTTCATGAGCTTCATCAATAATAATACCATTATATTCCGATAAATATGGATCATCAGATATAATTTGAGCTAATAATAGACCATCAGTTAAATATATAAGTCGTGTTTTATCACTTATAGAATTTGAAGGCGAACCTTTATATTTATAACCAACTTCTTCTCCCAATTTAACATCTAAAGTTTTTGCATTAAATTGAGCACTAGAAATCGTTGATAGGATTTTTGGATTTGTAACTCCTATTTTTCCAGGTAAATTATTATCTATCAAATATTTTAAATAATATTTTGGAATTATAACTGTTTTTCCACTTCCTGTACCTGAAGTTAATATAATAACTTGTTTACTTTTTAGTAATTCAAAAAATTTTTGCGTATTTTTTATATCTGTATAAACTGGTAATTTATGCCATCTTTTTGCTAATTGTTTGTATTCATCTGAATAAGGCTTATTATTTAAAAAATTTGGTTTTTCTCCTTTACTATCTAATATATCTGTATATAGATTAGTATTACCTTTAGATTTATTTAAAACTTTTTTATTAACGCCTCCATGTAATATTAGTGGTAAATTTATTATATTAGAATAAAATTTATTAGCATTAGCATTAAATTCCAGATTTTCATATAATTGGTGCGAGTCATTCAATAAAATAGTTGTATCTCTCATTATAATTAATTATAAATTAATTTATAATATATTAATTATAATAATATTATAATTATTATAATATATTAATTATTATAATATGCAACGGATTGATGGAATGGAAAATGGACAATACTATATTGGTAAATGTAAATTAAACAACAATGAGAAAAAATTATCTTACAATAATCCTCATTGTACTGAATATTTTTGTAATATGTATAAAATTACAGATTGTACTAAATGTGCAAAATATTTAGTTGATCAAAAAAAGATAATATTGTACAATGAAGATTTATTTAATACAAAATTAAAATTAAAAAATATTAATGAAAATTTTAAATATTGTAAAAAAAATTGCAATAATGGGTATATTTATAATTATATTGAACGTGATGAAACAAAAAAAAATTCATTTTTGGTTGATAATTATAAGTTAATAGAAAGTTTTAAAAAATATGATTTTATAACCAAATATGATGATTTACCATATGAAATAAATTATGAAAATACATTTCCTAAACCAAAAACAGTTGTTCATTGGGGGCAAATAAAAATGTTATTAATAACTATATTATTTTTTATTAAAGTAATTGATCCCAATGAAAAAGAAGTACATATAATATATGCAGGATCAGCCAAAGGTGATAATATATTATTATTATGTAAAATGTTTCCAAATACAATTTGGTACTTAATTGATCCTAGAGAACATAATAAAAAATTATATACTAAATTAAATAATCGAGATCAAATCCATGAAATTATTAAAGACTATTTTACAGATGAAATAGCATTAAAATATTATAATCAATTTAAATCTCGAAAACATAAATTATTATTTATGTCTGATATTCGCGAAGGAACCGATGATGATAAAATAGTTAGAGATCAAGAATGTAATGCTAATTGGCATAAAATAATACAACCAGATTTTAGTTATTTAAAATTTAGATGCCCTTATGATAATCCTATTATATATAAATATTATAAAGGAGATATTTATTTACAATTATATGCACCTACAAGTTCTACAGAAACACGTATTTTATTTACCAAAAATTTGGAACCTTATGAATATAATAGTCAAGAATATCAAGGTAAAATGTTGTATTTTAATCGAATTATTAGACCATCGTATCATAAAAGCTTAATAAAAAATAATTTTTATTTTGATCATTGTTATGATTGTACATATTTTGGTTATATTATAAAAAATTATATAAAAAAATTTAAACTAGTTAGTCCATTTCAAAAACTTAATAAAAATAAAACTACTATTTATGATATTATGAAATATATCACAAAATATATTTCTAAATATTCACAAGATAAAATTAGTATTCATAATAAATATGTAAGAACCAATATTTTATAATTCAGTAATAATATCAATATGAGATTCTTCATTTGATGGAAAAATAAATTTTTGACTATATTCTGCACTAGAGCTAATCTGTCTAATATTTAGATTACGTTTAAATGTTGTAGGATATTCTCTTTTTTTGTTTGTTGGTATTTTAGAAACTACCACTATTTCATCAACACGATATTTGAATGGTGGATAACCACCATTTTTATATTGTTTATTATCATTAGTCATAATAATAAACAATATAAATTAATTATTTTTGTATATTTTAGAAAGATTAAGACCCGGATTTTAGTTTATACATATTTTATTAAATGTTTAATTGAACAACATATCCCTTTATTTGAACAAGTAAATTTAATATATTCAGAATCTTTAATATCTCCTATATAATTATTATATAATAAACGTTGTAAAGTGTGCTTTTTCTTATTTAAATAAAAATAAACATAATAATTATTTTTTATATTAGACACATGTCCAGTCCATAGAGAGCATTGATCACTAAAAATTGATTCAGATAAATATTGTTGTAATCTTTTTATATCAGTATATAATAACTTATTTTTTATTAAATTTTTTCTTTGATTCTGCATTAATTCATTTAATATATCTTTATTAGAATTATAATTATGTAAAATTTTTTGATCTTGTGGTAAAAATAAATTAGTATTTTCTTTTAAAGTATTGTTTTGATGATCTGAATTAATATCCATTATTATATTTTATAAAATTATTTTAAAGGTAATAAATTGTGTAAATTTTTTTTGGTATTAAATTAAAAGTATCATATTCAAATTTTAAAAATATCGTTTTTTGAAGTGTATCATCTGCAGTAAATTTTTTAATTGTTTCTGGTGTAACATCAATTTCTCCTTGTAAAAATAAATATTTTACATTAGAAAAATTATCATAAACTACAATTGGTAAAGTTATTAAATGACTTAAAATAAATAATTCAACTTTACCATCTGTATTGAATGATGTTTTACGAAATGTATTTAAAGCAGATTCAAAAAAATTAGTATCAGTATTAAAATAATTTTTTATAAATTTAATAATATTTTTAGACATATGAACAGATTTAAAAGCATCAGTTTGCCATTTAATATCCGTCGTTTCATTATTTTTTTTTGAAGTATTCATTTCTAATATGTTTTGAATAAAATCAATTATATTAGCTTTAAATAAATAAGTAATAGTAGTTTGTAGATCACTTATATATCCTAAATTTCTATCTTTAATATTAAATAAAGGATTATTTATCCAATAATATCCATTAATATAAGCACGTATTATGGAATCTTGATTAGGTATAATTTCTTGAATAAATTGTTTACCAAGTTGTATTAATTCAGGATATATTTCATCAATAATATCTCTTTTAATTTTTCGTATTTTTTGTTTTCCTATAGTAGGAATATTTTCTTTTCCAAATAAATCACTCATTAATTTATTCATATTTAAATTTCTTGCTTTAATTATTTTTTGGTTGGGTCTATTTGTAAATTGACTATAATCAACAATATCTGATACATAATATTCATTTTCTTGTATAAGTTCTTTAAATTGAATCCCATCCTGAATGATTTCATCTATTACTTTATTAACAAAATCTATAGCAAGTGTATCTAATAAAACTAATTTACAAGAATCATTTTTCCATTTGCAATGTAAATTTTGTGTGCATTTATCTTTTGTATTATTTATTTCACAATAATCTCGTACATTTTTTATTTCATAATCTTCTAGATAAGGATAATTATCTGTAATATAGCCGAACTCTGTTTTTATATTTAAATCTTTATCTAGATGATTTAATTTAAATTCATTATCAAGTGTTATTTTATATTGTTCAGATAATTTTTTATTCAGAATTTTATATAAAATATATCTCAACAAATGTTTTTTCTTATTAATAGACATAGTTCCACTAGAATCCCGAGTTTTATTTCTTACAATATCAATAATTTTATCTCTAATATGCAGATTTTTAGCTAAATATAAACTTAATTCTAATCTATACAAATTATAACTTTCAGTCATATAATTATGTTCTTTTACATTTTGAATCCATTTATTATAAACTTTAATATTATTATATTTTAATATATTTTGATTAATTGTTTCTTCTAAAGATTGATAAATAACTGCTAAATTTTGTTTTTTTATATCTAATTCATTAACAAATTCATTAAAAATAGGAACAGATAAATTATTATTTAATAAAATAGAAATAATTTGTATTTTGTCATTTTTTTTTATATCATAAAAAACAGCTTTAGGTTTATAATCTAAATGTAATAAATTTTCTATTTCTTTTAATAATAATATTGTTGTATTTAAATCTAATAATTTTGTAGTACTATTAGCTAAATATGTATTTATATTATCAAATTTTAAGTCATAACTAATACCAGATGGTTTTGTAGGAACTAAGATGTTATTATTATTGATATGAATTTTAATATAACGACATTTATGACGATCATCAATATATTGCATAACAATATTTATTTTATTGTGTTTAAATATATTAATAATATATTTGGCAATTAAATTATTATTGATTAATAGATTATTAATAAAATTATTTTTATAAGTAATATCATAATATTTTTTAAATTCTTCGATAATTTTACCAAAAATATTATTATGTGAATAATATTTTTGAATGATCAACTTAGATGTTTTATTTTTTGAACTAGTAACTTTTTCATCTTTTTGAACCCAATAAATTGGAAATATATAATTATTATCTTTTATTAAAATAATAATATCCCTAGGTTCATTTAATTGATTATAATTTTCAATATTCAAGCTTTCTAAAAAATATTGTTCTAATATTTCATCTTTTTCTAAATGTTTTTTTATTACCGATTCATGTTTTGTTAACATATAATAAATAATACCATTTGAACTCAATACTCCTGGAATAGCTGATAATTCACCAACAATATCATATTCTAAATATCGAGAATTTTTAATATATTCTATATAAGCTTTACATGTTTTAAAACTTTCAGCTATATCACCATTATTTAGATATGTAAAATAAACATTATTTTTATCATTATGTAAAAAATTAATAAATTTTTGAATAATCATTTCTATATCTATATTATAAATATTAGATAAAGCTATTAAAAAATAATAGTATTCATGTTTTACTGTATATTTAAAGAAATATCCAGTTTTTGATTCTAATAAATAATGATTTTGAATTTTATATTGATTATTCCATATTTTATTTAAAAATATATCTAAATATTTAGGTAGATATATAAATCTACCATCTTGTAATTTATTTGTTTCTTGTAAAATATAAATTTTATCCCCTAAATTATCTACTTTAGTTTTTTCATCAGTATCTTTAAAATTTTCACCAAGACATTTTAAAAAAAAATTTCTTTTTTCTTTATTCATAGAAGTTAATTGATCTTTTTTAAAACAACAAGGCATACATAAATCATTTGGATTATTTCCACGTGCTAAAAATCCCATATAAATATAATCTTTATTTTCAACTTCATCACATATATAAAAATTATAGGAATTATTATTATCGGGTAATTTAATAGCTTTAATTACACTTGATGTTATTTTTCCTTTAATTTTAATATTAATTTTTTTTTCATAATATTTAGTATTAGGATTCAATTTATAACCATTTTTTTGTAATTCATCAATACTATTATTCGAAATTATTTGAGGTCTTCTTTTTTTATCACTACCTGAATTTTGACATGATCTAGTCCATTGGTTTTGACCCTTATCTGGTTTAAACCCCAATCTATCTTTATCTAATGATGTTATTAATTTTACAGCCTTAGTCGAAACTTCGTAATCAACTATATCAATAACTTTATTTCGTCTTTTTGCTATTTTAGTTAATCCTTTTAATTTATCTTTTATTTTTTGATATATTTTTTTTTGATATAAATAAGTTTCTATATATAAATAAATTAAGACTTGCATAAATTCTAATATTTCTTCTAATTGTTCTTTATCTCGCGCTCCTGTGATTCTTATTTTATAATTGTCTTTTTCTTTACCTTGAATATCAATACCAATACCTGGAGGTTTTGATCTGGGCAATATTTTCAACTTTTTTAATGTCTTTTTGGATTTTTTTATAATTTTTTGATATTTTTCTCTTATTAAATCTAATTCTTTGGCTGCAACATTTAATGTAATATTAAATTGTTTAGCAATTTCATCAATTAATTCTCTATCATTTAATTCATAATTCCTCAAAAAATATAATATACGTAAATGCAATTTTAATCTATTATCATAATTATTAATTCGCTTATATCGTAAATATGTACCATATTTTGATAATCCATCTTCACGTTTTTCTTTTGCTTCTCTTTTTTTTGGGTCGATTACTAATGATACATATGTATAAAAATATCTACTAAATTCAGATAAATCATTATGATTTATAACAAAATTTTTAGGGAGATTAAATTTTACAATTGTATTAATAAAACCATATTTAAATCTATCATTGGAAGGTAAAATAAATTTTATTTTTTTATTTTCAGAATTTATTTTTTTTAATAGGTCTTTTATATATTCATACGTTTTTATAATATCTTCTATAGTTCCTTTATCAGCTTCTTTCCATGTAATTTTATATTCAATCCGTCCTGACTCATATAAATTAATCGATATAAATTTATCTGTAGATAAAGTTTTATTCTTTTCATCTGAAATTTTAATTTTAAATGCTATACCGTAAGGAGCATTTTCAAACCATTTCATCAATAATTCTTGATTACTATTTTCATCTGAATTAGTATAAAATTTATATACTAATTCAGAATCTAAAGTTTGATATTGAATAAAAGGATAAGTTTTATTTACAATAAAATTATCAAAAATCCTATATAAATTATATTTTGTCGAAGATGTAGTTCCTGTTATATTTTTAGGATTTTGTATTTTAACATGAATTATAGATTGTATTATATGATTTTCAGAAAATAAATGATTATATTTATCTTTTTCTAATTTTGTTTTTTCAACTATATTTTCAATTTCATATTCTAATTTTAAATCGATATGAATTTTATTAAATTGTAATTCAATATATTGGAATTCTTTATTATTTTGTTTTCCTAATAATTGAATTATATTATCTAATCTATCATATGAAATTAAAGGAAAATAGATATTAACATATACATCATATAAATTTTTTTTTTGTTCAATACTGGGATTGTAATTTACTCCTAATTCATTATAAATATCTAACATAAATATTTCATTATTAGTAATAAAATTATCATATGTTCTTATTATATTAGATTCATCATCTTCTCTTTTTATTTTGTAACCTAAATATTCTTTCAAATAACCTAGGTTATCTCGTAAAGTTTCATAAACCTTTGTATTGTCATTGGGTATAATGTCTATTTTTAATAATTCATTTCTTCGAATCCATTTTTGACCTAACATTACATAATCATACGATACACCTTTATCTGTTTCAAATTTGTATTCTGACCAAAAATATTGCGTTTCAGGTAATAAACAAAAATGTAGTTTTACTTTATCTTTTGCTTGTAATTTTTCTAATGATGATAAACAAGGACCTGCTGGTATGGATATACAAATTTTATTGCGTAAGGTTTTTATATTTTCATTTTTAAATATATATTGATCAGTTATATAATATTTTTTATAAATGTTTTCAATTTTAGCATCATATTGTAAATTATCTAAAGAATTATCATAGATAATTTCTAATTTATCAATATTTTTTTCCCATTTTTTATCATGAATTGCAGCACTTATTAATTTTGAAGTTTCTAAAATAGTTTTACTTTTTTCGATATCTGTACTTGCATACATTTTTGTGATTTCTTCTAAATCTAAATCATTTTCTATTTCCTCTTCTAAAATATCATCTGATATTATTTTTGTTTCTTCTTTTGGATTTTCTTCACCATCATCATCAATGTCTGATTCTTGTATACCTTCATTATAATCATCGTCATTATATAAACCTCCTCCAAATAAATTCTGCTCCAATTTATTAGCTTCAGATCCGACAAATTTATTTTTCAATTTGAGTTTAGATTGTGTTGGATTATAATTATTTAAATTATTAAAAGTTCTAAAATCAATATTATGGAATTTATTTAATATATTTAATTTATTATTAAATAATAAATCATAATAATACATAGAAGCAAATGAATAAGAAATTTTTTTTTCAGGTTGTTGACTAATATGTTTATTGAACCAAATTTTACCATATTGTGTTTCTAATTTTTTTTTTTTATGAACTGTATTATTAATATTATTTATTTGCTCCTGCATGTGGTAATTTATAAAAAAATGATAATACCAAAATTCTCCATAATATCCTTCTAATTTATTATAATTTTTTTTTGATAAATTAATAAAAGTTGTATATAAATCAGTATCCTTTATTGTTTCCAATATATTTAATATTTCATCAGGAACAATAGGTCCAATAAATATATATACTTTATATTGTATTTTTCTATTATTATTTTTAAATTTATGAATTATTTTAATAGGATCTTTCATATTATATTTATATAGAAATGAAAATTAATTTAATTTTTATACAATAGAAGAATTTAAGATAAGTCCACAATATTCTTGAGGATATTTATTATAATCAGTATATTGATAAATACCTATATTTATACTTTCTTCTATAAATTTTTTAAAAATTTTCTGAAAAAGTGGACCATGACCTATTTCTGGACAAGCAAAATGAGCCATTTCATGAATTATTACATACATCAATAAATTAATATCATGTAATTCGCCAGTTTTTCTACTATTAAGACAAATTGATAATTCTTCTCCTTTATTAACACTAAATGAGGTTATATCCATATTTTGATTATTGGTTTCATATATAACAGTTCTTTCTTTATTAAAATTCTTATCTAATAATTTAATATATTCATCATAATCTTGTAATTTATCTATATTATCCAATAAATGATATTTTAAATTATACATCTTAGTTATTATTGTAGCTAATAACTTTAATTTTTTTTCTTGATTATTATCTTTTAATATTGTATAGATTCCATTTGTTGATTTCACGTATATAATATTATTTTTATTAATATTTAAAAATATATGTATAATTATTATTATTATAAATAATAAAAAAATTTCAAACATCTATAATGTTCTATAAAATCTTAGATTTTATAGATTATTCTAAGAAAAAAATTTATAATTTTTCTTTCAATGTAATTTAGATAATTTTTT